GTCAAGCAAAAAAACAAAAATAAGGGGAGTCAGCCTATGACAAAAGAAGAATATCAATTTATTGAAGCCGTAATTTCAGAAATGAAAAAAGGGTACTTTAGCATCGATGATGCGCTCACTGCTTTGATAGCATTATCCGGCACGCTTGTTATCCTTTCAGAACCTCGCGGATTTACATTAACCGCCCAGGATTTGGATGATGTTCTTAAATCGTTCAAAAATGGAATGGAGCACCAAAATGAAAAAGAATGAAGTAATTTTCACGAGGGCCGTTTTCAATTCAATAAAAAAGTACGAATTGAGCAATGATGAAGCCATGGGCGCATTAGTTGCCATTGTAAAAACTTTAGTTACTATGACGAAGGTGCTCGAGCTCGAAGTAAAAAATATTGATGATATTGATGAATTAATCGCGCAATTGAATATTGAATAAAGGAGTGTTATCTATGACAAAAACGATCGATTTTATGGATTTTAATGTGGACGAGTTCTATAAAAAAATGATGAATGCAGAAAAGGACAAAAAGGAGTTATATGCCACTATGCGCTGCCTAATCAGTGAAGCCTGGTTAAGTGGTGACCGTTGGAACTCTGAGGACGAAGGCGCAGGCTTTCTTGAAATGTTGGAGTTCATGGAGGAGCTATGTCATTATAATAGAATTTTGGCCGAGTATCTCTTAGAAAAAATGGACGCTGATGAAGCGCTCGCTCACTTAAAAACGAAATCTCGCAAATTCTTCATTGAAACTGTATGTCCGGAAGAGGCTGCGTATTTGAAGCGTATGTTTTCGAATGCGGACGTGAATACTGCAGAATTAGAGAGCGTGTTGGGTTAATGGAAGGAGTGCACCATGGCAGTTAAAATTAATAAATTAGAAATCGAAAATGTGAAGCGTGTAAAAGCCGTAATGATTGAGCCTACAGCTAACGGGCTGACTATCTTGGGCGGCAATAATAACCAGGGTAAAACCAGTGTGTTGGATTCTATCGCTTGGGCGTTGGGCGGCAATAAGTACAAGCCTAGCAAAGCCACCCGTGAAGGGTCCATGAATCCACCAAGCCTACGAGTGGAGCTATCTAATGGACTCATCGTGGAGCGTAAGGGTAAGAACTCAGATTTAAAAGTGACGGACCCAGCTGGCGGTCGCGCCGGTCAGCAATTGCTCGATTCATTCGTTGAGGAGTTTGCTTTGAACCTGCCTAAGTTCATGGAGTCTACTCCGAAGGAAAAAGCAGCGACCTTGCTGCGCATCATCGGGGTTGGGGACAAGCTGTACGCTATAGACAATCAAGAATCGCAATTATATAATGAGCGATTGACTATCGGGCGTGTGGCGGACCAAAAGAAAAAGTTTGCAGCCGAACAGCCGCAGTACCCGGAAGCGCCGAACGACCTGGTCAGCATTGCCGACCTTATCAATGAGCAGCAGGCCATCCTTGCTCGTAATGGTGAGAATGCTCAGAAGCGTTTGAACCAGGAAAAAATCAAGAATGAGCTGCATCAGTCAGAAGTGCGCCTTGCTCAGTTGAAAGAGGCCCTTGCTGCAGAAGAAGCTACACACGATAAGTTGTTCGGTGATTACGTAATCGCGAATAAATCGATTGAGGACCTGGTTGATGAATCAACCGCTGAGATTGAGCAATCAATCGCTAATATAGAAGAAATCAATCGCAAGGTCAGAGCGAACCTTGATAAAGCGAAAGCAGAAGAAGATGCTGCGGAATTCGCTTCTAAGTATGAAGCGCTAAGTGTTGAAATTCAGAAAGTTAGGGACGAGCGTTCGCAGTTGCTCGAAAGTGCCGACCTGCCATTGCCTGGTCTATCCGTGGAAGATGGCGAGCTAGTGTTCGAAGGTCAAAAGTGGGATAATATGTCCGGCTCTCAGCAGCTTAGAATCTCGACCGCTATTGTTAGAAAATTGAAGCCGGATTGCGGCTTTGTGTTACTCGATAAACTAGAGCAGATGGATTTACCTACTTTGACCGAGTTCGGTCAATGGCTCGAAAGTGTGGGGCTTCAAGCAATCGCCACTCGCGTATCAAGCGGCGAGGAGTGCCAGATTATTATCGAGGATGGATATGTTAAAAGTGACACTGTGACCCCTTTCCAAAACCCAGCACCTACCGCACCAGTTAAGGATTGGACACAGGAGTTCTAAAAATAGAAAGGAGTAAAAATCTATGAATATAGAAATCACAAAAGGAAAGCAGGCCCGTGCTCAGCGTGTGGTCATCTACGGTACCGAAGGAATCGGGAAGTCCACGCTCGCTGCGCAATTCCCGGACCCTGTTTTCATTGACACTGAAGGGTCTACATCAAATATGGATGTGAAGCGCTTTGGTAAACCAACCAGTTGGACGATACTCATGAATGAAATTGCATTTGTGAAGGCGAATCCCGGGTGCTGCAAAACCTTAGTAATCGACACGGTCGACTGGGCGGAGCAGCTATGTGTGGAGCATGTGTGTGCGTTCCATGGTAAGAAAGGCATCGAGGACTTTGGGTATGGTAACGGCTATACGTATGTACGCGAAGAAATGGGCCGCTTACTGAACAAGCTGCAGGAGCTGGTGGACTCAGGGGTCCATGTCGTGCTGACCGCTCACTCGCAGTTGCGCAAGTTCGAACGCCCGGAGGAAGAGGGAGCGTATGACCGCTACGAGTTGAAGCTCGGGAAAAAAACCGGCTCTCAAACTTCCCCATTAATTAAAGAGTGGGCGGACATCGTCTTATTCTGTAATTACCAGTTAATGGTCGTTAAGTCTGAAACGAACAAGGCGAAGGCCTACGGTGGCGAGCGATTCATGTATACTACGCACCACCCAGCCTGGGACGCGAAGAACCGCCACGGTCTACCGCCTAAGCTGCCAATGGACTATGCTTCAATCGCTCATATCTTCGAAGCGCCAGCTGCGCCTACTGAAGAACCGCAATTAATGAAAGCTGCAGAACCAATCCAGGAAGCTGCGCCGGTTGTTACGGGTCCAGCCGTTCCGGTCCAGGAAGCAGTTGCATCAGTTGACACGGTCGTACAGGCTGCAGGTCCAGCGGAGCCAGTTACAAGTGACCCGTTTGCGGAATCATCAACGATTAATATCCCGGATATTATTCCGGCCGCTCTGAAGGACTTAATGCTGCAGAACTCAGTATCAGTGGACGAGCTGCAACTCATGGCATTCACTCGTGGGCATTTCCCACAGGATACGCCGATTGAGAATTTCCCACAGGAATACTGGGGAGCCATCGTCAGCCATTGGGACCAATCAATGGAAGAAATTTTGAAAAATCGAAATACTAAAAAATAGAAAATGAAAGAGGTATAAAATTATGACAACTTACAACCAACCAATGAACCAACCGGACCGCATACTATCTTGGGATGATACAATTCAAAAGGATTCAGAATTCGTCTTATTACCAGAAGGGGTCTACTATTTCACCGTATCGGGATTAGAGCGTGCCCAATTCACTCCGGGTCCGAAGAGTAAAATTCCAGCCTGCCCACAAGCTAAGGTAACTCTTAAAGTTCCATCTGCTCAGGGCGAAGCTACTCTACGCCACAACCTGTTCTTATACAGCTCTAATGAAGGACTTTTATCAGCGTTCTTTGGAGCTATCGGAATGAAACAAAAAAATGCGCCGCTTCAAATGGATTTCAATAATATCATTGGTAAGAGTGGCTATTGCCGAGTAAAAATTTACACTTACAATGGCGACCAATACAACGAAGTTAAAGCGATGTTATATCCGGATGAAGTGAACCCAGCGCAAGTTTTAAATGCTCAGTTTGTGAATGGTGGAATTCAGCAAGCTGCTCCTACAATGCAAGCTGCTCCTGCTGCTGGTCCATGGAATAACGGCGCATTCTAAAAGGGGTGTAATGAATGGAACTCAGACCCTATCAAACCGAGGCACGTGAGTCCATTCAAAAAGAATGGGCCGCTGGCAATAAAAAAACGCTGCTGGTCCTACCGACCGGATGTGGTAAAACGATTGTGTTCTCTAAAGTGATTGAGGACCGAGTTAGGCTAGGCGAGCGCGTGCTCGTCCTGGCTCATCGCTCGGAGCTGCTCGACCAAGCAAGCGACAAGCTGCTACAAGCGACCGGTCTGCAGACTTCACTTGAAAAGGCGGAATCTACCAGTCTAGGTTCATGGAACCGTGTGGTCGTTGGGTCTGTTCAGACCTTGCAGCAGCCTAAGCGATTGGCGAAGTTCGACCCGGACCATTTCGACTCTATTGTGGTAGACGAAGCGCACCATTGCATCTCCGATGGTTATCAGCGTGTGCTCTCTTACTTTGAAAGTGCGAATGTGCTCGGGGTAACCGCAACTCCGGACCGTGGGGATATGAAAAACTTAGGAACTTACTTTGATTCACTAGCGTATGAATACACTCTGCCGAAGGCTATCCGTGAAGGCTATCTCAGCCCAATTAAGGCGTTGACGATTCCGTTATCACTCGACCTGGCTGGCGTTGGAATGTCGCAAGGCGATTTTAAGGCCAGCGATGTCGGGACGGCGCTCGACCCTTACTTGGAGCAAATAGCCGAGGAAATGAAGCAGCACTGTATGGACAAAAAAACCGTGGTATTCCTGCCGCTGGTTAAAACTTCGCAAAAGTTCCGCGATATCCTAAATTCAAAAGGATTCAAAGCTGCGGAGGTCAATGGCGAATCGAAGGACCGAGCGGAAGTGCTCGAGGCGTTCGACCGTGGTGATTATAATGTTCTTTGTAATTCCATGCTGCTGACCGAAGGGTGGGATTGCCCGACCGTGGATTGTGTGGTCGTACTTCGACCGACTAAGGTCAGGGCGCTCTATTCTCAAATGGTCGGAAGGGGGACTCGTTTGTTCCCTGGTAAAACTCATTTGTTGCTACTCGATTTCTTATGGCATACCGAGAAGCACGAGCTATGCCGCCCAGCGCACCTTATCGCTGAGAATGAAGAAGTGGCTAAGGCTATGGTAGCTAAAACCGAGGAGCAGACCGGAGTGGAGTTAGACCTTGATGACCTAGAAGCTGCAGCGAAGGAAGACGTGACCGCTCAGCGTGAAGAAGCACTTGCTAATAAGCTGGCAGAAATGCGTAAGCGTAAGCGTAAGCTAGTGGACCCACTACAGTTTGAAATGAGCATCCATGCGGAGGACCTAACCAGTTATGTTCCGGCCTTTGGGTGGGAAATGGAAAAACCAACCGAGAAACAAAAAATTACTCTCGAAAAATTGAGTATTTTCCCAGATGAGATTGATTCTGCTGGTAAGGCTCAGAAAATGATTGAGCGCTTAACGAAGCGCCAAGCTGAGGGGCTTACTACTCCGAAGCAAATCCGTTTCTTGGAGCAGCGTGGTTTCCGTAATGTGGGCATGTGGCCGTTTGAAGCTGCTTCAAATATGATTAATCGAATAGCAGCGAACGGGTGGCGAATCCCCAGAGGGGTCGTTGCTAAAAATTACAAACCGGAGAATGTTAATGTGTAAAAGTCAAAAAGTTAAAAATGAGGGGGTGAGTTAATGGCAGAAAGTACACAAACCGATTTTTTAGAAATCCTTGAAAATGTCGACCCTGCGATGTTGGATTACCAGGAATGGGTCAACGTGGGGATGGCTCTTAAATATGAGGGCTATACTGCTTCAGATTGGGACAAATGGTCGCAGCGTGATTCCGGCCGTTATCACCCAGGGGAGTGTTACTCGAAATGGGATACATTCCAAGGCACAGGCTCGCCTGTTACGGGTGGGACTATCTTCCATCTTGCTACTGAGCAGGGGTGGGAACCATCGGGCGCTCACGATCGATACGATGATGGTCGGGGCGTACTCGATTGGAACTCGTACATCCAATATGATAATGGATACAAATTTCTAGATAAAGCCTATGTAGATGGCAAGGAGTTCCATGAGCCCGTTCATTTTAATCCAGTGCAAGAAATTATACGGTACTTGGATACGCTGTTTATGTCGGATGATATTGTGGCTTACTCTATGGAAAGTTACCCTAAATACGGCGAGAACGGCGCAGTCGAGAAGTATCTGCCAAATAAAGGCAGCTACTATCGTACAGCCGGGGAGCTCATTCGTGAGTTAAATCGATATCAAAGTATAGACACTGCGCTCGGGTCCTACAATCCCGAAGCTGGCGCTTGGGTCCGATTTAATCCTATGGACGGCCAAGGCGTGAAAAATGAAAATGTGACGAACTTTAGATATGCGCTCGTTGAATCTGATAATATGGACCTCGAAAAGCAGAACGCCATCATGCGTGAGCTTGAGCTGCCAATTGCAGCCATGGTCTACAGTGGCGGCAAGTCCATTCATGCTATCGTTCGAATCGAAGCTGCCAATAAGGATGAGTACAAAACCCGAGTTGATTACCTGTATAAAATCTGTAAAAAGAATGGTCTGAATGTCGATGAGCAAAACAAAAACCCGAGCCGCTTGAGTAGGCTGCCGGGGGTTATGCGTGGAAAAAATAAGCAGTACATCATCGACACGAATATCGGGCAGGCTTCTTGGGATGAATGGTACCAGTACATCGAGGACTTAAATGATGAGCTGCCGGACCCGGAAGGCTTGAGCGATTCTTGGGATAATATGCCCGAGCTCGCTCCGGAGCTAATCCAAGGCGTGCTGCGCCAGGGTCACAAAATGCTAATTGCTGGTCCATCGAAAGCTGGTAAATCATTTCTATTGATTGACATGACCATTGCAATTGCGGAAGGGTCCAAGTGGCTAGGTTGGCCATGTACACAGGGCCGGGTCCTATATGTGAACCTTGAGCTCGACCGTGCATCGTGTTTGCATCGTTTTAAGGATGTATATACAGCCAGGGGCGTGGAGCCTGCCAATGTTTCAAATATTGATATATGGAACCTACGGGGTAAAACCGTACCAATGGACAAGCTGGCTCCTAAGCTCATCAGAAGGGCCCATAAAAAAGGGTACATCGCAGTTATCATCGACCCGATTTACAAGGTACTGACCGGGGATGAAAACTCTGCAGACCAAATGGCCCATTTTACGAATCAATTTGACAAAGTGGCCACTGAGCTAGGCTGTTCAGTTATCTACTGCCACCACCATTCAAAAGGTGCGCAGGGAGGAAAAAAATCGATGGACCGTGCTAGTGGGTCGGGCGTATTCGCTCGGGACCCGGACGCTCTGATTGACCTGGTCGAGCTTGAAGTGACTGAAGAAGTCATGAAGCAGCGCACTGAGCGTGTCGCGTGTGGTATCTACAAGGACGCTATTAATCGCATGAATCGACCTTACATGGAGCAATATGTGGGACTTGATGACCTGTCATCTAGGGTCCAAATGCGCGACCATTTCGAGCGTGCAGTCGTTAATATCAAGGATAGATGGGAAACGAATGAGCTCGTAAAAATCTCTATGGAAAAAACCAAATCAAGCACAGCCTGGCGCGTGGACGGTACGCTGCGTGAATTCGCGAAATTCAAACCTAAAAATATATGGTTCAGCTATCCGCTGCATAGCGTGGACGAGTCTGGTATCTTGACCGATATCGAAGTGGATGATGCGACTCCGCCTTGGAAGAAAAACTTCCAAAAGAAAGCCGACCCGGATAAGCGCAAGGAGGAACGAGCAGCCGCTTTTGAGACGGCCTATGCTTCAGTATTTGATGGCGTGAACCCGGTCACTAAAAATGATATGTGTGAGGCTTTGGGAATTTCTTCACGAACTTTCAAGCGCAGAATCGATGAAAATCCTGCCTATAAAATGGATGGAGATTACGTTCTAAAAGCGTAGATTTTACACCTGGCAGGTGTATTGGACAAAGACAAACTCGAGGACATGTCATTGGACAAAATGGACAAAACACCGAGTTTGTCCATTTGTCCATCGGTCATTCGTTGCACCTTTTAGGTGTAAAAAAATCGATTTGGACATGGACAAACTCGAGGCATTTGTCCATTTGTCCATGGACAGGCACCCTATACCCCTAACTGGGGGTAAAAAGTGGAAGTGTCCAAAATTGGCCAAGTCCATGAATGGGTCAGTCAGGGGGGCATTACATGCTGCCCCCCTGGCCT